GCGGGCCGCGATCTTCTGTGCCTCCGACAAGGCGGCGCGAGCGCCCTCGTTGCGCCTGTACGCCTGGAATGCCGGATAATGCAGTTTCACCCGTTTCATGCACTATCCCTCCGCGTCGGTGACTTCGACCGTGAGATTCCATGCAGTCGGCTTCATGCCGCCGCCCAATGGCCTCGGGTCTCCGATCACCTCGTAGTCATGTGAATTGATGCGCACACTCGCCCCGCGCAGACTCCGGTATGCGTAGCTGCGGGGGAAGAGGCAGGTGAATGCAACGGTCACGCCGTCAGGTCGAATCGAGTCGGTGGCGTTGCTCATCGCGCCTGGTGAGACGAGCACGTTGTCCACCGACTCGATATCGACCTTCGTGACTGGCGAGCCGCCGGGGTCGGTCTCGCCGGTCGGCGTGTAGCGCACCACTTTCACGGTCTCGCCCCTCATGACGCCTCCCCGTTTGACAGGTCGATGCTGTAGAAGCGTTGGCCGGTGAGCCTGAGCGCCTTCTTCTGCCCTTTGGACAGGTAGAATTCGCCGCGAGGGTTCGCGAATGTCATGGACTGGGTAAAATTGCCCGCCGTGAGGCTGAGATTGCTGGCACCGGTGGTGTCGAAACCAGCGCCCTCGGTCTGCATGTCGGATGAGATCGCGTCCTTGGCGAGCTCGCAGGCGATGCGTTCAAGCGTCGCCTGCGATATGTTCCGCCAATCCGGGCATTGTTCGCGGAGGAACTGCGAGGCATCGGCCAGACGCTGATCCACATAATCGGGGTCGTCCGGCATCTGCTTCCAGCGTTTGGCCAATTCCAAATGCGTGGCAAATGGGTTTTCTTCCGTTTCATCGACCATGACGGCCTCCTTAATGTCAGAATGCGATGATGCCGAAGCCGCGTGCTGCGGCCAGCAGCATGTCCGCCTGCGCCCGTTCCGCGTCGGTGAGAGGATGCCACCGGGCTTCCAGATCCTCGTGAGGGGCGAACACGGTATTGTCAGTCATCGGACACCACCGTGGCGATGGACTTGTCAGCGACAGTCGCGGTCATCGTCTGGTCTGCGCCCTCCGGCAGGACACGTACCGTCACATTGGTTGTTTCGCCGGCTCGAACGGTGACGGTTTCAGGACTGGTCTCGATGGATTGGGGTGCCGGCGTCACACTTTTGGGGCTGCGATCACGAAGGCGGGGAAGCGCTTCGTCTTGTCGGGCTGCACGTCGTTGATGGGGTTGGCGATTTGGAAGCCGACGCGGAACACGACTCGCATGGCGACGCAATCCTGCTGGGCGAGGTTCAGAATCACCTTGCCGTTATCGTCCGAGATAACCGACTGGTCAAGCATCTTGTAGGTGATGTCCTGACGGATGCCGACCACGAAGTTCGACCAGTCCGCGCCGAGCAGCACGGCCTTGGTGGAATCCCACGCGCCGTTGTCGACCTCGTTGAGACCGAAGCCGTACAGGGTGGACGGGGCCCCCGAGGCGAGGGACGGCACGTAGATCGGGCTGCCGTTGGTGTTACGCAGGCCGATAAGCTCCCAGTTCAGGCCCGGCTTGCCGGCGAAGCCGTTCATGGCGAAGCCCTGTTCGGCGAGCTTCTGACCCATGCTGGCAACGTCCTTGGCGAGATCCTTGCCCTGGGTGAACGTGTTGCCCGCCGCGATGGCCTGCGGGATGATGCCGTCCGGGAAGCTGGACGGCTTGTCCACGCCGAAAAGGGTCGCCTGATCCAGCTTGTAGCCGAGCGCGGAAGCCAGACGCGGCATGACCTCCGGCCAGATGGGGATGCCAGAATCCGCGATGACGGCCTCCGGGATGGGCACGATGGCCGCAAGCTCCTCGGCCGTGATGCTCAGGCCCGACCACTTCATCTTCGTGGTCTGCTTCAGGCCGGTATCGCCGCCCACCCAGTAGGCGATCGGCTTGGAGTCAAGCACCGGCTGCGTGCGCGTGCGGGTGCTCATGCGAATCTGACGCATACGGGTCAGGGACACACTCGACTTGGGGGCGTCCTGGATAATCTGGGTGGCGTATTCGGTGGGGATGAGTCCGCCGCCGAGGTCGCCGCTGGTGATGATGGAGTTCACGTTGGAAGTCATCGTCATACCTTCTTTCTATGAGGTGGATTATTTGCGTTTCTGCTTGAGGAACTGATCGCGAAGCCAATCGCCGGATGTGTCGGATGGCGCGGGCGGCTGGTTGGATTCGGAGGAGGCGTGCACCTTCGGCTTGGTCTTCTCGGCGATGTAGTCGGCGAGCGCCTTGCCGTTGGCTTGCATTTCTTCGAGGGTGGAGCCGTGGAGCAGTGCGATGGGCACGCCGGTTTCCTTGGAGACCTGCGTCTTCCATTCGTTCTGCTGTTTTTCCGCCTCGTAGGCGGCGTTCTTGGCTTCAAGCTCTTTGATGTGCTTGGCTGTCTTTTCGGCTTCGGACAGTTGGGCCTCCTTGAGCTGTTGCAGTTCGTCGGCGGCTGTCTTGTTGTCCTTGGCGCGTTTCTCCCATTCGCGGGAATGGGCGACGGCCTCCTTGTATTTGGCCTCGTAGTCGATTTCGGGCGGCTTCGCTCCGTTCTCGGTCGATGCCGCCTGCTGGTTGCCGTTGGCCTCTTCGGTCATGGTTCCTCCTAGTGGGTTGGGCCCGTTTCGGGCATAAAAAACCACCCGTGCGGGTGGTTGGGGAAAATCTCAGTTCGAGTGCGACGGTCGTGGCACCCCGTAGCCGTCCTTGTAACGGTCGGGGTAGAGTCGGCGCATCACATAGGTGATCGTGTTCGGGTCGTTGGGATTGTCGGGATTGCCTTTTGTGGTGGCCTTTATCATCCGATAGGTGTCGTCGTTCAGGCCGCCGTTCTCGATGAGGCTGCGGGCGTGCATGTATTCCGAGTACATGCGGTCAGGGTCATAACCCTCGATGTGAGCTTGGTCCCTGTCCCATTCGGGCACGATCTGGCAGTCGCAGTCGTCGTGGAACAGTCTGAACGAGCCTTTGACGTATTTCGCGGTCTTCTCGCTGCGGTACACCCAGCCGCGCGAGCAGAGCATCGTGCAGAACGCGCACGTCTTCGCGCCTCTCGGCACACGCGCGTACCGGGGTTCGGACGGGTCGTGCTCGCACAGGCGTGCAACGGTTTCACGCCCCGAATACATGACCCAGCGTTGCATCGCGCCGACCAGAAACGCCTGCATGGTCTGCGGGTCCGTCCACAGGCGGCCGGCCTGCCAGCGTATCGTCTTGTCGATGCCATCACCGGGAAACGAGTCGGACAGGTCGTACTCCCACGGGTCGGGCACCGATTCGCCACGGACGCGCATATACCATTCATAGGCGGCCTGCGCCGCGAGGTCGCCGTATTTGACGACCAGTTGCGGCACGTAGTCGAGCAGCATGTCACGCTGCCATTCAGGGCTGAGCTGTTGCAGCGTCTCCCACAGTTTCGCCAGATCGCGGCGTGCCAGTTCCACCGCCCGAGCTTGGCTGGCTTGCAGCTGTTCCAGTTGCCGGTTGTCCGTCATCCTTATTGCCTCCGTTCACGAGGGAGTCAAGCACGCTGCGGGTCTCGGCCTTGCGCTTGTCGACCAACAGGCGTGTGATATCGGAATCCGTGTAGCCGAGCTTCTCCAACACCACGTCGGAGTTGGCGAGCCATGGAATGGCCGTCACCTGCTTCACGATGGCATCGGAGAGCGCGGCCTGCGATGGGCGTTCGGGGTCACGCCAGTTGACCTGCAACCGATTGAGCTCGTCGCTGTCCTCGCTGGTGCCGTTGAGGATGGCGATGTCCCTCGCGGCCTTGCGTAGCTGCACGCCGATGGCGCGGCAGGCGTTCTTCGCCTCGATGACAAGTTCGCTTTCCGCCGCCATGATCGCTTCCGAAGAAGAAGGGCCGGAATCCGTCATCACGCCGAACTGGCTGAGCGGCACGCCGGTCGCGCCGCTCATGCGTGCCGCGAGGGCGCGAAGCATGTCGGTGTGCGGCTGCATGGTCATCTGCGTGAACTGGCCGATGACGGGCGCTTGGCCGTCCTCGTTGAGGCTGATGTTGAGCATCTTCGAGATGGTGGCTTCCCAGCCGGTCAGCTTCCTGCCGTTCTTGTCCTCGGGCGGCTCGTCCGCGCCGATGAGGTAACGTTGCGGGCTCGAATAGAATTCGGCGCTTACCTCCATGCGCAGCATGGTGCGCACCGCCGTGTCGGTGATGCTCATGACCTCACGGCTGATGCGCGAGCGGCCAAAGGGGCGGTTCAGGTCCTGATGGTAGGGGATCAGGTACACAGGCACATGATCCATGTACGTGTTACATGGAGCGTCCGCATGATAGCGGCCTGATTGCGTGCGGCGGATGCAAATCGTGTAGCCGGGCATGTAGAGCATGAGCTCGGAAGGCACGATGGTGTTCGCCTGCGCGTACTGTGAGCGGTCGATATCGGTTATCGACAACGCCGCCGACAGGCCGCGACGGGCGTAATCCCACAGGCCGGTCTCATAGAGCGCGCTACGGAACGACACGGACACCTTCGAGCGCAGACCATCCTCGGGTTCCGCGCTGCGCACGTTCAGGAACGAGCATGAGTGAATGAGCGCGCTGCGGATGGCCTGCGGCAATTCCACGTCGAAGTCGTTGTCTGAAAGAATCGAATCCAAACCCAACGGATCGCGGCTGTCGTCGCCGACTCCGACGAAACCATCGAACACGATGCGGTCGGCCAAAGCGTCCACCGATTTCTGCGGCCAGCCCACGACCTCGCTTATCCCCGCCATGCTGTCCGGCACGGCGATGGACAGATTCTTAAGCTCGTTGCGCCCGTCGTAGTATTTGGTGCGCAAAAGGTTACGTTCGAGCTTCTGGGACCATTGACGTATCATCAAATCCCACGGTTCTCGGCACTCGTCGGGCAGATTATCGACCTGCACGTTTTCAAGACTGGGAATCTGCATCAGAATGCCACCGCCTTCGCTCTTCTTCCCGGATGACGTTTGGAAGTCTTGACGTTCCAATACGCGAGAGCCACCGCTTCCACGGGACTCACGTCGATGTTCTCCATGGACGGCTCGTAGCCGAACCCGTCGCCGATTTTCCTGTGCTTCGCATGACCCACCGCCTCGTCAAGCAGAGGCTGGCCGAAATGGGTAAGCCCATGGTCGTTCACGGCCTGTTCGAGCATCGAACAAGCGTCCGCCACGTCGGAAGGGCGCGGCACCACGATCACTCTTTTCGACACGCCCTTGTCGATGAGGCTGTTGACCAGGGTGGGGGCTCCCACGCGCCCGTCGATGATGATGCCGATGGCGTTGCGCCATCGTTCCGCACCGTTCTTCTCGGCGGTCAGCCAGTCGGCCAGCCAGCCGGTGCCGCCGCGCATGCTGCGCGAGGCGATGACCTCCACGTGCGGCAATTCACTCGACTTGCGGGGCG